GACAGGCTGGAAGGTATCGGCGGTCACCTCGCCTACTTTGGCGGCACGGCCGTTGATGGCACTCCAGCCAGATACGAGTTTGACGATCTGACCTTCCTGCAGGCCGTGGCCCTGGGCGCTGGCCACTGCCACCGCCGCGTTGCTGATGGTGGTCACAGCGATCGCCAGCGCGTAGCCGGATGCGATGCTCATGATTGCGCCGTTGGGAAGTTTCGCTGCCATTGGGTTTTCCTCATGCAGAAATGAAAGAACCCGCTCAAGGCGGGTTCAGTGGGTGCCCAAGCGGGCAATTCAGAAGGTGTCGGCGCGGTAGCTGATGCTGATCGGCACTGTCGCCTCTCCGTCGCCCTGGATCAGCGGCCCGCGCTGGGGCTTGCTCATGACCTGAACCTTGAAGGCATCGCGCTGGAGATAGCTGTAAATGGGAAAATACCCCTTCAAGCCCTCGCAGATACGACCCGCCTCGTTTGTACCTGCCCCGGCCTGCATGACGACACTCACCTGGAACACGCCGGTGAGGAGTTCGTGATCACCCGCCAGGTCATTACTGGCGGTGTCCGCCGGCAGCGTGAAACAGCGCAGATAGGTGGTGCCCTGCGGCTCGAACTGAACGTTGGGATAGGCGATGGCCAGGCCCTGCCCCTGCGCCAACTGCTGCAGGCCCTTCTCAAAAAGCTGCTGGATGATCTGGTGGCTCATACCTGGTTGTTCCTTGCTGCCGCGTCGACGATCTGCTGGAAGCGCTCGACTGTGATCCTCACCATGCCGTTTGGCGCCTGGGTGCTGTGCCCATACTCCAGCGGGATGGCATACGGCAGGTTGTTCACGATGAACGCGACCTGCCCCGCGGTCATCTGCTCCACCTGCAGCTTCAGCTTGGCCAGAGTGACATTGCCGGCCGGGTCAGGCTGGTCGAGCGTGCCCTGGGCTGGCGTCTCGATCGAGAACTGCCAATTACCGCGGAAGCGCCCGCCGACGTATTCGCGACCCGACACCAAGCCGTTGACGTTGAAGTTCTGTTCGCGCTCCGCCTTGGTCAGCGGCTTTGCCAACTTCACGCCGCGCTTGAGCTTGCCGTTCCTGTTGAAATTCGACTCGGTCAGGTTGGTCAGCGTGTTGCGCACGGCCACCTTGAAGTCGTAATCGTCCGCCGCTGCACGGGCCTTACCTTGAAAAGCCACGTTGGCGGCCCAGATCTCCGGGTTGCCGACCGGCGACATGCGGATAACGCTGCTGCCCAGCTCGATGATGATTTCCCGAACTGTCGTATTGAGCGCTGCCTGCGCCTGCTCCGCGAACGCCCGCACGTCTAACGCGAAGCTGCCCCGGCGGCTCATCGCCGCACCTGCAGTTCGTACAGGATTGGCGTACCGGCCGGGTTGATCTCTTTGATGGGCGGCACGATGGCCCACTCGAAGCCCTGGATCACGACCTTCGAGCCAAGGCCAGGCACCCAGGCCAGACCCTGCGCGGGGATATTCAGCTTCTTGTCGCCCGTCAGGATCAGGGATGATGCCTCGAACTCGCGGCCCGAGTACTCAAGCAGCAGCCCCTGTGCTTCCTGCTCCACGACGACCGGCGGTACGGGTGCGCTCGCCTCGGGGTCGTAGTCGCCCCGCTGAAAGTTGCGCAGCGTAACGGTCTGGCCGTACTCGGTGATCATTTGCAGGGCCATCGCGGCCATCTCGTCGTAGAAGGCCATGACGGCTCCAGTAATGAAAAGCCCCGCACTTGGCGGGGCATGGCTTAGCTATAAGCGAGGGTTACCGTACTGAATCCCCTGCTTTTCAATTCCTCAAGGATCTGCTCAAGGGTCGATTCGGCAAGCGTCTCACCAACCTCTTGCTTTTTCGCCTCGGCTTCCACCTCATCATCATCAACACCAAAGAGAACCTTATTCAGTTCCTGCCAGGTCCCCATGGTCGGTTGTGACTCTCCACGCTCATAGCGCCCTGGCATGACCTTCGATATTCCGGCGTGTTCAGCCAACTCAGAAAGAGTAAGACCAGCTTCCTTACGAGCATTGCGCAGAGCCGAACGAAAATTGGAGCTTTTGGGATTTGGGAGCATGAGCATTTCCTTGCAGTTGGTTACCTGATGGCGATTAAACACCTCGCATAAGTACCAAGCAAGATATTTTTATATCATGGCCAGTATCCTTTTATGACCTGATGGCAAACAGTCCACGCTTAAAGAGATAGTCCGCGAACTGTGTAGCGCTCGGCCGATCCGGCGCCGCAGGCAGCAGCCGCTGGCTGCTGTTGGGGATCTCGGCATACTGCCGCTCGACCGCCCCCTCGATCTTCTCCCGCACGATCGCGCCCTTGCGCTGCCCGGGCGGATCGATATCGTCGGCGTGAATCTCTACAGCCAGGGCCATCTGCCCGTACTGGATCCGCGCCGGTAAATAGTTGGATGGCTTGTTCTCGCCATCCAGGTGCACACCACGCCGCGGCCAGGCCAGGGCCTGCTCGCTGCTGGTCTTTTTGCCCTTCCAGGTCATGGCCTGCATCGCCAGGGCGGCGCGGCGCAGCAGCGCTTCCTGCAAAGCCTCATCGGCGGGGATGGTCGCGCCATACTTGACCGCATAGCTGGCCAGCTCTGCCGCAGTGGCGTAGCTCTCGGCGTCAGGCTTGCCGGTGCCGTCCTCGGTGATCAAGGCCATGATTTCAGCTCGCTGGTGGGATAAGCGCTTTCAGTTCCGGCACTTTGGCTGCCGGGTCGTACTGGATGCCTTTGGCGGTCAGCCAGGCCTGCAGATCTTCCTTCTTCATCTTGGCAGGGTCGGTTTCAGGCTGGGACTCGGCAGTATTGCCGCTCAGCACCTCGACGTCGACATTGGCGGCCTTGTAAGCGTCGACGATGGCCGGATGGTCGCCAACCACCACCGCCTTGGTCACGCCGCGCTCAACGGCACGGAACAGATCGGGGTGACGATAGAACTTGCCCGGTTCGAAGCCCGTGCGCTGTTTGGTGTAAATCAGTTCCATGTTGCTCTCCAACGCGGCCCAGCAAAGCCAGGCCGCACAGATGATTGGGTGGTGACTACAGCGATCAGCCGCCGTTGGCCGGAGCGTCCACCAGGTTGATCATCACGCCGGCAGTGACCTTGTCGCTGTTCGCGTGCTTCTTCCAGTTGGCGGCAGAGCCCACGGCGGCTAGGGTCGGGTTAGCGCCGCCAGCGGTTTCGTTCCAGCTGTAACCGAGCACGTCGATGTTCACCACGCCCTCGGCGCGGTAGCCGATCGCGAGGTTCTCTTCGTCGTTGATGTCGTAGGAACGGAAGCCCGGCGCCTGCGACTCGGTGATTACCACGGCGTTGGAGACCAGACCGAAGATCACATCAGCCGGCGCGGTGTCAGTGACCAGCACCGGTTTGCCGAGGGTGCCCGGCAGGCCGCCGTAGATCACCACGCCCGCTTCTTCGTAGATCTTGTTGGTGATCGCCTCATCGACAATGTCGAAATAGGCGCTGGAGTGCATGACCCACAGGGCGATGCGGCCGAACTTGTCGCCGAACTTGCGCATGCCGCGGGTCAGAGTGCGCTTGCCGTCGGTGGCGATGTTCGCGTCGACCACCATGTTGGTGTTCGAGCCGATCGAGGCCCGCAGCGATGCGGTGGCGTACTGGATGAAGCCTTCCAGGGTGGCGTCGGCGACGTCTTGGCCGATGATCTGGGAGAACTCATCGACCGGGCGACCCCGGCGTTTGAACGCTTCTTCGGTGGTCTGGTACGGGCCGTATTTCCAGGGTGCCTTGACGCCGACAGCCTCACCGGCGGCGATTTTCTTGCCGGTTACCTTGGCTTCGGAGTTGACGTCGCGGTGTTCCAGCGAGCCGTTCAGCTTGTAGAAGGCACGCTTGCGGAAGTCGCCTTCGATCAGCTCGTTGTCGAGCACGATGGCGCCGTTCGAGGATGCGTTGAACACATCCAGATTGTCCTGGACACGCTCCAGGTAGGCGGTCTGCGCCTCATCGTTGTAGATGATCAGGTCGCTGTTGACGGTAGTTGCCATGGGTTACCTCACTTGGGCAATTGCAGGTATGCGGTTTGGCCGTGCTTGCGCTGGTAGTCGCGCTTCTGTGCGGCATTCATTTCGGAGCGCTTGAGTGCAGCCTGGCCGCCGCCCCCGCCCGGGGCGTGTG